TACGAATTAAAGGCAGTCCGACGAGCGAAACCGGAAAGTCACGTCATGCTCTTCGCACGGCGCACCGCGCCTACCGCATGACATTCAAGGGAAAATTCTTCTAACTTTTTTCAAAAAACTCTTGACTTTTTTGATAAAATATGATAGAATATAATCACAGAAAGGAAAGGTGCTAAAAATGAAGCAAAAGAAATTTACAAGAGAAGAACTAAACCATCTGGAAGCGGGACACGAAGTAGAAAAAGGAAAATATACCTACCGAATCCACGGAAAGTATTTCAACGACAACTGGCACTGGGTACTTCAGAGACTCGAAGAAACCGATGAAGACTGGGAAGACTGCGAAGTAATAGAGGAGAACAAAAATGGACTATAAAGCATACTATCAGCTGTACAAAGGGTACAAAGGACCGGAAACCGAAGAAGAATACGATTACATCATAAAAAAGCTTTACAGGCAGCTCAAAAAAGCGTATACTGTAAATGAGGCGAAAGCCATCATAGAAGAAATCTACAAATACAAAAGCCAAAAGGCAGAAACGGAGGTAAACAATGGCAATCATCAGTGTGAAGAGTATCGAGAAAGCCATCAAAATCATGATGGACATCCTCGAAAAGCTGGACGAAATTTATCACGCACTACACGACAAGGAGGATAACAGCAATGGCAAAACGCACGAAGATGACCAGCAGTAAAGACAAAAAGGTCTTTACCCAGACGGCAAAAAAGACCAAGGCCGTCAACGTCAGCCCGAAGAACATGAGAGGAGGCACCAGACTGTAATGCTGAGACGTTATTATGTAATCTATGACAAAGTAGCCAAGGCCTACAGCGGCCTGTTTGAGCAGCAGAACGACGCCGTCGCAAGCAGACTCTTCGAGAGCCAGCAGAAGAACAAGGACAGCTTTATCAGCGTCAAGCCGGAAGACTTCCGCCTGCACTACATCTGCACCATGGAGGATGAGACCGGCGAAATCATCGACAACACCAACATGTGCGTATGTGAGGGCAAACCAAATGAGTGAGTTTCGAAGCGCGTACAGCGGGCAGGTAAGGCATACGAGCCTGACCGGCAACGGCCGTGAACCTGAGTATGAGTACAAGGTAACGGACGAAGGCCGGGAGCTGGTAAAAACCGGCGAAACAGACGTCTATGCACTCATCCAGAGCCGTCTGGACGAGACCAAAATCGAGAACATCATCAAGCGGGCAACATACGACCCGACTGCACTGGGCAGTCAGGACCGGCAGACCAGCGAGACAATGACCGATATTTCGGACGCACCAACAAACTACCACGAGTGGTACGGGCGTATCAAAGACGCGGAAGCCGAGTTTGACAAACTGCCCATCGAAGTCAAAAACAAGTGGGACAACGACGTAGAAAAATACATCATGGCCTATGGATCCCAAGAGTGGGCAGACAAAATGGGCATAGCAAAACAGAAAGCCGAAGCGGAAAAACCGGCTGAAAAAAGTGAGGTGAAAGAATGAACCGCAACAGTGAATTCAACTTTGCACAGAATCCGCAGGTCGGAGTAAGCCGCAGCCGATTCCAGCGCAACAGCGACAACAAAACGACCTTCAACACGGGTGACCTCATCCCGGTCTATCTGGACGAGGTGCTTCCGGGTGATACGCACCAAATCGACGTTGCCTGTGTGATGCGGATGGCAACACCCATCTTCCCGGTGATGGACAACGCCTTTTGTGACTTCTACTTCTTCTTCGTGCCGAACCGCCTCTTGTGGGAACACTGGAAAGAGTTTATGGGCGAAAACAAGGAAACAGCATGGACGCCTAAGACAGAGTACAGTGTGCCACAGGTGACAGCACCGGCAGGCGGATGGGCGGAAGGTACGCTAGCGGACTATATGGGACTGCCTACCAAGGTCGAGGGCATCAGCGTGAGCGCTCTGCCCGGCCGTGCATACGGCCTAATCTACAACGAGTGGTTTCGAAACCAAAACGTCACGCAGCCAACGCTCGTAGAGGTGACGGACGCAACGACGACCGGCAAAAACGACGGCAGCACCACCAACGACAGCGCTATCACGTTAGCAAAGCCTCTCAAGGCGGCGAAAGTGTTTGACTACTACACCGGAGCTTTGCCGGAGCCGCAGAAAGGCGAACCGATTACCGTTCCGCTGAGCGGTAACGCGCCCATAAACCTGTACAACAAAAATGATGAAATACTGTACAGCAAAGTAAGGCTGACGACTAACGGAACATACACAGACTCAAAGTATAAAGAGTTAACGGGTGATAAAAATGCAGGATACCCGACAACGCTGATGCTGAGCAACAACCCGGTCGGCGAAGCCGCCGAACCCGCATATCTAAGAGCAGACCTAACCAGCGTAACCGCGGCGACCATCAACCAACTCCGACAGGCATTCCAAATCCAGAAACTGCTCGAAAAAGATGCACGAGGCGGCACGAGATACCGCGAGGTACTGCGCGAGCACTTCGGGGTTATCTCTCCTGACTCTCGTATGCAGATTCCGGAATATCTGGGCGGCTACAGACTGCCTATCAACGTGTCTCAGGTTATTCAGACCTCTTCGACCGACGGCACGAGTCCGCTGGGCAACACAGCGGCGTTGAGTGTAACCACCATGAACAAACCTATGTTTACCAAGTCCTTTACTGAGCATGGTCTCATCATGGGTCTGGCAGTCGTCCGTACCGACCAGACCTATCAGCAGGGTATCGAGCGCATGTGGAGCCGCAAAGGCCGGTATGATTACTACTGGCCGGTACTGGCAAACATCGGCGAGCAAGCCATTCTCAATAAAGAAATCTATGCACAGGGCAACACGGCAGATGAAGAGGCGTTCGGCTACCAAGAGGCATGGGCCGATTACAGGTACAAGCCCAGCAAAGTAACTGGGCTTTTCCGGAGCAACGCAGCACAGAGCCTCGATGCATGGCACTATGCACAAGATTACGACGCACTGCCCACGCTAAGTACGGCATGGATGGAGCAGACCGACACCGAAATGAAGAGGACTCTTGCGGTACAGTCTCAGCCGGACTTTATTGCAGACTTCTACTTTATGAACAAAACAACGCGGTGTATGCCGGTATACAGCATTCCCGGTCTCATCGACCATCACTAAAGAAAGGAGACAGCCGGGGACAAAACCCCGGCTATTTTTGAAAATGGCAATACCAGCCTTTTTAGGAGCCTTATCAACAGGCGCGAAAATACTGGGCGGAGTAAGCGGCCTCATAAACGCCGGAACAGGCATCTTTAACGCGCTCAAAGGCACGTCGGGTAGCAGCAGCACCTCAGCAGACAGTTACAACAGAGCGCACGGCGAAGGCGGCTCTAGCATGACCAGCGAAAGCGGAGTAAACATGGACCAGACAAAAGAGCTGGCTAAATACTTTCTGGGGCAGAGCCAACAAGCGCAGGGCATGCAGAGCATGCAAAACAACAAAAACTCTCTTCTGGCACTGGGCTTAAACACTCTGGGAGCTATCCAGCAGGGCGTTTACAATCGTATCCAGCAGGACGCGGCAATGTCCTACAACTCCGCAGAGGCAGCAGCTAACAGAGCGTGGCAGGAGCGCATGAGTAACACAAGCTATCAGAGGGCAATGGCCGACATGCAAAAAGCGGGCCTAAACCCGATACTCGCATACCAACAGGGCGGAGCAAGCACACCAGGAGGAGCGCAAGGCACAATCGGGCAAAGCAGTATGAGCGCGCCAAGTGTCGGAACACAGTCGGCAAGTATGCCGACAATCTCCGGCACAACCGCAAACTACTCGAAAACCAAAGCAGAAAGCTGGAACTGGACAGACTCAAGCGGAGAGATGCACAGTAGCGGTTACAACAGCTATCAGACGGACTTCCCGGACTTAACCGGATGGCTCAACCAAAACAACAACAGCGGCAAAAAAGCCGGAAGCAACACGGTGGACGCGCTAAGCGGAGCTGACCACAAAGCAAAAAGCGGCAAAGTGCCAAATCTTAATCCGATGAACAAATATATTAACGGAGGTAAATAAATGAGCTGCGCAAGACCACTCATCAGAGTATACAATCCAAATGACCACAACATAACAGGGTCAATCATGACCTTGGAGACGTACCGCGAAAGAACACACAATCCAACAGCAACTTATGAGAGTATCGCATACCGACCAGACATAATGCTCCTACCATGCGGTAAATGTCTCGGGTGCAGACTCAGACAGCGGCAAGACTGGGAGACGCGAATGTTAATGGAGTCAAAAACACTGACGCCAGTATGGTTTTTGACGCTGACGTGGAATCAAGAGTATGTGCCGGGTATGGTAAGGGCAACCGGCGAAATCATAAGAGGTGCAGTGCATCAGTGGACGACCGGAGACGCACCGGAAGTTGTGCAAATTCTCTTGCAAGAGGACATGGTACGCTTCAACAAGAGGCTACGCAAAAAGCAAGAAATGTCCGATAAATGGGGCTTAGACCTGAGATATTTTTACTGTGGCGAATACGGCGAAAACACGGGAAGGCCACATCATCACGGGATTTATTATGGACTAGAAATACCAGACCTAAAGAAAAAAAGGGGTGATAATCCGTACTTTGAGAGCGAAGAAATAAACAAAATCTGGGGCATGGGCAATGTCATCATCGCAGAGGCATCACCGGAGACAATGGCTTATGTAGCAGGATATGTAACCAAAAAGACATACGGCAACGACAACAAAAGGTATAGGGAGTTAGGTTTAACACCACCGTACTGTTGTATGTCAAGGAATCCGGGTCTAGGCTATGGCTACTACACGAGCCATAAAGAGCAGATGTACGCAGATGATGGGCTATACTTTAACGGTAAAAAAAGGCCGATACCGAGGTACTTTGATAAAAAGTATGAGAGTGAGCGGCCAAAAGAGCTATGGGAGACAAAGCGCAAGAGACAAGAGAGTGCAATCAATGCACTAAAGCTCAAAATGAGCAATACAGGGCTGACCATCGAACAGGAAGCAAAAGTAGAGGAAGAGACAAAGAAACAGAGGTTTAGAAAAGCCAGAGGGCTATTATAGTGTCAGTGGGCCTAATCCTATCAAGAAGAGGATTAGGCCCACACCCAAACTTCAAAGTTATCCATGGCTAACTTAAACAATCTGAAAAGGGGGGACAAAAGTCCCCCCTTGCGTGTACGCCCCCCAAGGGGCTACCGCAGGAGAACGGAGTTACGAGCTGTAACATACAGGCATACGCGCACGCGCGAAACACGCACGCACGCACGCCTGTATTTTTTATTTTATAATATAACTTGTTGTAGCCGTAGTAGTAGGGGATGTGAAAAAGTTGAAAACCATAAATTTGAAACATAACATCGTAAAAAATA